TCAGGCCCGTTACCAAAAAGATACCAATTGCGCAGACCCGCATAGTCAACCTTGCGGGCGTTTAAAGACACCTCACACTTGTAGATGACTTCACGAAAAAAGATTTCTCTCTCTAGCGCATTCTTGGGTATCTTCATGTTTTAACTTTCAAACCCTCATGGTCTACCATTGTGCCTGGACCAGCTTTGGGGGGCGTAAATGTACCTATGTCTTTGGGCATGATGCTCACAGACTCATCTCTCACAGACTTAAATTGCCCACCCATAACGGACTTGAGGTTGATATTACCACCATTCCCCCATAGAACGCTATCCCCTGGACGTGCCTCTTTGGGTTGCATACCCGCAATTTTTTCGTTGGTGGTCTTGATTGCCTCTGTAGCCTCTGCAAATTGCTTGTCAGAGAGTTTATTTTTGCGTTTTAGGTAACCAGTTTGGTGTTCACCCGCTTTTGTGGACTTGATGTCCGTCATATCAAACTCTAAAGCCAATTGTTTGACGTTTTTGTCCGTTTTTTTGGTATTTGAGGACACAAGACCCACTGGTTGGAGAAAAACGACCGATAACTCGGCATTACAGCCTTTCATCGGGCATTTTGGCTCCCAAGCCTCAAAAATACCGTGAGATTGACAAAAATAGTCTTTTAACACTGCCATATTACCCCCTTATGTTAAGTTTTAGACAAAATATTGTTCATTTGACTGTAATCATGCCTATTTCTAGGCCCCAATACTACTTTGGGTTGCCCGCTTGACATATCAATCTTCATGTGTGGAAAGAATGGAGTCTTTGGGTCTTTTTTAAACTCCACAAAACGGGTTTGATCTCTGCGTTGCATGACCCTTACACCGCCCTCTTTCCAGACCTTGTAAGCCTTGTTGACCCGCTTTTGGATGTATTCAGTGAGTGGTTGCTTGTCATAGATGAACACATCATAGAAGTGTTCCATGTTCACCCCCGCTAATTCGGCAAACAACTTGATGGAAATGCCCCGATCCTTGTCCAGGTAAAACCGTTTCATCTCAATCTTGAGTTGTTCTTTACTGAGTGGTTGCATTTTTGCCTCCGTATACCCCAATCATCTTGAGATAGTTACTCACATTCTTGCCCACAGCAATCTGTTCTGGGGTGTACTCATCTTGTTTGGTGGACATGGCCTTTGTCAAGCGTTGAGCAATGAGTCTAGGTTGGACTTGCTCGGCCCATGCAATGGTTGCTAGGGCAGATGCAATCACTCTATCGTCTTTGCCACGACCTGGTGCGCCAATGAACCCGTCTTCACGGACAATGCCTTTCATTTCTTCTAGGGTGTCCATGCTGTAGATGCCCATCATGCCCCTCTCAAAGTAATCTTTCATGTAAGAGAGCATCCGTTCTTTAGAGGAGCTGGTGGTCACAAAGCCGATGGAACTAGAGAGGCCACCCATGTTGTCTAGTCTGCGCCAGATGTAGTTGGACATACTTCCCAGCACGTCCATCAAACCCCGACCAGCCCCGCCTTCCATGGCAGCTGCTAGGCGTTTAAGGTTGCGCAGTTCGTTGATGACTGCCTGACCTGGGCCGTTGACCTCTAGGTTAAGCGTACTATTCTTGTAGGCCCCCGCCAGGTGGGCAATGACCCAAGCAAATTGGTAGGTGTTGAGTTCGCTGGTTGCAAACTCTGCGACCTGGTCAAGACCATCAGCATAGACTCGATACACCTGGATGCAGAATCGATCGGCCCAATCTGAACTTCCGTAAGCTGGGTCTGCACCAATAACGTAGTAGGCGGTGTCAACGGGCTGTTGCCAAATTCGCAAGGTGGCGAGTCTGTCTGTACTTTTGAGGACTTCTGTATCCTGGAAGAGTTGACCAAAAGCATACCTGTAACATTCATAATCCAGTCCTTTTGCATATTTAGCTGCATCTGTGCACCGTGAGTTTGAAAAGAAAGAAGTACCCGTCATTACAAAAGCGTAATCCTCGGTGGGTGGAAACTCTTGGTACATCAAGGTTTCGTCCTTGATGCCCTCGTACATCTTCCATCTCCACCAAGCCATTTGCCGAGAGTTGATCTCAACCCCGTATAGTTTTTTGATTTCCTTGACCCATTCCTTTTCTTCAGGTTTGAGTTTGCCGTCCCAGTAAACTTTGTATTCTTTGGACTCAGCGTCTACAGAGTAATACTCGTTTCTCCACCAGCCACAGAAGATGGCCCGTTGTGTACGGGCTTTCTTGGCGGTCTTGTACATATCGTGGAACATATTGAATCCTTGGGCAGTGGATTCAAACATATAGAGTCGTTCAGGGTTTTTCTCAGCTAGAGAGGCAATCAACGAGGCAAGTCCTTCTTCGTTACCCCAACTGGCGGTTTCAGTACCGTGAAGATAAGTGATGGCCTTACCTTGGCCCAGACGAGACTTATTACCAGCGATTTGATAAAAAATCCTTGACCTGTTTTTAAGGACCATTTGATTTCTATTGTGCGCCACCAAGGGTATCTTGTACTCTTTGGGCAAGCCATCAATGTACATTCCAAGCGTAGACCTAAACATATCTCTGTTTTCTTCAGTGTCTGCCACAAGGGTTCCTTGCCACCCAGGATGCGTGAACTGCCAATAAAGATCAAGGGCCAGCGACACCGTTGTAATTCCGAGTTGCCGTCCTTTAAGAATAACAAAGAAATGGACATCTTGTTCTAGCCCCTTCTGTATCTCTTCCATCACATACGTTTGAGTGCCCAGAAGTTTGCCCATTTTTTTTAAGCCCTCTTCTTTTGTCTCAATCTTCAGTTCTGCACAGAACTTGTAGAACTGTTGTAGGTTGAATTTCATAGAGGCGTTCTGCAAGGAGTCATGTTCTCAGGCTTGAATGCACCTGACCGTATGCCCTTACAGACGTTGTAAAACAACTCTGCGTTCTGTGGCATCCGTCCTTGGTACAAATGGAACACACCCCCTTCAAAATGCGTTCCTATGCCGTACTTACCGTAGGTGTGTAAGTCCCACGCACCGCCTTCAGGTTCTTTGAAATAGTGGGTTGGGTAGAGTGTTTTGTATTTGACCTTGTAAATTTCGGCTGCATAGCTGACATTCTCGCCCACATCGCAGTTTTCGTTCTCAGCAAAGCTGGGTCTACCCATGTCATCCCAAATGTCTCTGTGGATGGCAAAGAATGCGGGGGCTGCATAGATGTGCGAATAGGGAGCAATGTGATTGCTCACCTGTGCAATGCCCACCATGCTCTTGTTGTGTAGGGCGTAAGCTATTGATTTGTCTACGATCTCTTTGTTCAGGGGTACACAGTCAATGTCCAGGAACAACTTCACTTCTGCCATGCTAGACATCATGATGTTGTCCATCCAAATGCCGTGAGGTATCTCTTGTTCTGTGTAGTTGACTTTGATACCCAGATGTTCACAGGTGGCTTTGTGGGACTCCACAATTTTGCGGTCTACGTTGGGCCAGTGTAAGCAGTGAATTTGAGGTTGCATCATCGGGGAATCGTCCTTGCTAGTTTGTAAATGTCAACAGAATCTTGTGTTTGAAAAATGATCTGCGAATCTTTGGGGGGCTGTTCACCAAAGTCTTTGTAATGCTGTGTCACCCTTGTTGAGTAGTTGACAGTGGGTCTGAGTGATCTGGCTATTCTCGGATTGTGGTTCTTGACGTGTGCCCACATATGCCTGTCACCCAGTGCGCAATCAGCTTGTGACTTAAATAGCCAGTTTTTCAACAAATGAAATGTGGGTTTTGTAAACAGGTAACAGTTGGTGTCATTAAAGACATACCCGTCAGATTCCTTGTCCACACACATGAAAGTTCCGTTTTCACGAAACAAGTTACGAGGACAAGTGACGATCTCAGTGCCACTCTCTTTCAACACCCCAACCATGTACTCCACATGATCTGGTTCGTACCAACAGTCGGCATCCAGAAAGCAGATGGCTTCAAAGCCTAGACTAGATGCAACAGCTGCGCCAATGCCTCTAGGAGTGTCTCCAAAGTCTCCAGCATTTGGTAAGCGTATGTGAGTAAGTCTTGTGAATCCATCTAAGCCCTCAAAAGGTTCACCATCTGACACCATAAAATGGTGCACATCCTTGTAAGTTTGTTTGGCAACGCTTGCTATACACTCTCTCAGCGTTTCTTCTGGTTCCGTATAATACGGAGTCACTACTGCTACCCTCATGGTTTACCCATCCTTTCGTTATCCCAAGCTGCTATCTCACTTCTGACTTTGCTGTTCCTGGCACAGTTCAACAACTCTTGGTAGAAGATTTCAGAATACTTGGTCTTCCACTCTTGTGCCAACTTCCTCTTACTCGGCTTGCTAATGGACTGTATGGCCTTTTGCATCTCCCATTTCAGACGTAGCCGAGATTTGTATAACTGCTCTTGCGTATCCTTCTCTGTATCCATGTTCCATCGCCTCTTGATTTGTAAACTCCCTGACTGCATCTGCGACCATCAAACGAATCCACAGCTCCCTACACAGGGTTCTGAGTTCGTCTTCAGTGGACCACAGCAAATCAGTCATTCATTACTTTCATAAAGCCTAACATCGTCCTACAAGCCTCTGCCACATCTTGCATCTCTGGCACAGCTTCCACATCCATCAATATGCCTTCCAGCCTCCAGGTGATGTAGCAATCAAAAACATCTACTGCCAACGAGTGGTGATCAAACTCCAACTTCATGACACCCTCCAAACGTGCAGAACATCCCCATTTGCCTTGCTCTGGAACTTGTACCCCAACCTCTTACCAGCCCTGTAGTTGGCGTTGTACACCTTCGCCCTGTACTCTATAGGCACAACAAAGCTATCCCCAACCTCCATGTCCTCGTACGGATACGCAAACACCACTCTAGGTGTTGGCATCTCTACATCTCTCTTTATCTCTAATGTCTGCATATCGTCCCCTCTACATATAACCTGTACTATACACATAAAAAAAGGGATGCACAACAGGCATCCCAAAGTGGCAACTGCAAAGCCACAAAAACCATAAATTTTTTTGGGGTGGGCGAGAAGTGGGGATCACTCACATCAGACCTCAAGTCCCCATCGAGTGCCACGCACGCTCTGTGGCTAGGTGTTGATCATGCGACTAATGTCCATCTCCATAGTCTATTTGAGACAACGAGCATTATGTTAACTTAACTGTTGAGCTAACGTGTCATCATACATGACCCCATGTCATCACAGGGCGACCCTCTGGAGGGGGGTACTATCTGACCCTATTTATCCTGTGGGCGAGAGGTGCAATACCGTCCTTCTGACCCTAATTTCACTTGTCTACCTATTAACCTATTAGACACACACACTATAGTTAATATCTATTGGGTATATGTAATCAATAGTTAGATTGTATATATACATCGTAACCACATAATAGACATTTCCTATCGACTCGTCAATCTTAATAGAAATATTTATTTACAAAGGTACTTGACAACTCGTCATTTGCACATATAATTTGATCTACATATGGTAAATATGTAATCCTAACTCAATCGAAAGGTTAAAAATGCTCACTCTTCATACTTCATCAAACTACAGTGCTTACCTCTTGAATAACTCAGGCTTGATCATTGAATCAAACCGTAAGACAGGAGGTGTTCAGTTACGCCCTAACCATCCTCAATATGCAGAATACGTTGATGCCATTAGAACTGCAATTGACAGTAAAGAGGCAGATGCTCTTTGCAAAGCATTGCTAAACTGATTTCAACTGATAGGCTCTCATGGGGCCTATTGGGTGCAATCCGCATCATCCTAACTTTAAGAGGTTTACTATGTCCGCATTCGTTGTTACAGACAATCACATTAACGCACTTGTCCGCTATGCGTCTTTACAAGATGTCAGCGTATATCATGGGAATCCTGGAAGGGTAACCAGAGTAAAAGGCAATGAACAACAAATTGCTCAGTTGTTTTTAGATGAAAACGTCAAGAGCGTGAATTATCGCTATAACGAACAAGATGAGGCTCTCATCTGGTTTGACCATAATGCAACGGCTTTAACCGCTATTCAGGCCATTAAAGCTGCTCAGTGCTTACGTTATCAATCATGTGAGCACCCAGAGTATGCGGGAAGTTTGGCGGACAAGTTGATTGACAACATCATTTTTGTTGCAATCAGGAACCTTGAAGGATACGCACAAGCCGAATGGTGCATTGAAAACAGAGTAAAGGTGACAGCATGAAAGTCTTAATTTGCAAGTGGGGTTATCCAGTTAAGGGTTCTAATAAACGCTACAAGATGACGCATAGACCCGTCATCATTGAAGATCACCCTGAAGATCAAGGCCGAATGATTGCCGAGTTTGGCAGATTAGAGGATGCACTTGAGTACATCCAATTTAAGGGTTTTGAGATCGTTTATAGTGAATGGAATGAAAAGGAGACAACAGAATGAAAACCTACACCATCACAGCACAACAGCTCAAGGAGGTCATGGGAGGGCTGTTGATAGCCCGTTTCTACCTGGACGCATACCCTAACGATGAAAAACACGAGGATGACACATTATCGGTTGAACAGGCTCACGCGGCCCTGTATGAAGTAATGACAAAACAATTGGAGGTATCACAATGAAAGTCAACGCACCAAAAAACCACAATTGGACACATAAGCGCTACGCGCGCACACTTAGAGAGGCTTTCCCTATGGACAATGATCTCTATATCCATCCCTCGCGCGGGTATGATGCGGAGGACGTTTTGGTCCTACGCGCGTGCCTGGCAGCATTCGTTTTTCTATTGGTGTATTTTCTATGGACCAGGTAAACCGCTGTAAAACCCTTGGCGTTTGTCAAGTAATAGGTTGCGTGGATTGTCCCTCGGGTGCTAATATTGCACCCACGGGGATAGTCCACCAGTCCCTTGATGCGGTAGTTGCGACCAATTCAGATAAACGTAGCGAACTCGACTTGACCTTCCTGTGCACACTCGGGGGTGAGAAAATCGGGGCTTTCGAGCAAGAAAGTAGCTTAGATAAACGAGAGCAACCTCACTTTTGTGAGCTTTCTAGAGTTATCCACAGGGGTTCTCTGGTGGTTTTCCCTATTCCACATAAGTTTTTAAAAAGATTTGAGGTTTACGACCTCTTAGTTACAACCTCTCACACGCCTGATCGCTGCGCTAAGGGCTACGCTCAAGGCGTGAGATCAACTCTTAGGAGGGGTTTTCTCCGAGAGGATGGGTTTGTGGTCGTAGCACTTCCTATTAACCTATTACCGTCTCGCTCTCGCATGAGAGTGAGTGGTGTTCGTGGTATGTCCTATAGCTGTCATTGGGCCATATCTCACCCTAAAAAAGGAGAGAAAAAGTGAACGAAAAAGAAACAAAAGATGAGCCTGTGGCGTGGGGCATGGAAAAAGACGGAGTTATCCTTGATGTAATCTGCCCTGCCGAGCATGAGCGTGAAGAAGGTGGCTATACAGTACCTCTCTACACCACACCACAACGCACATGGGTAAAACTGACTGATGAAGACATGAATAATGCTTTAGATTATTGGTCTGACAATTCTCGAAGTGCTTATGGTGGTGCTCATGCAGCAAATGGTGAATATGTAGACATGATTGAAACATGGCGGTACATAGAAGCCAAGCTGAAGGAGAAAAACACTTGACTTAACTAATCACCTATTTTTATAATTATCTCGTCCTAACTTTGAAAGAAACAAATGAACATCTGTATCAAATGTCAACACTGCGTGGTCATAGACCCACTCTCGCCTGAGTTCGCCCGCTGCTCTATCAACGCTGAGAGATCAGTGATCACTGGCGAATATCCCAAATTAAAAGACCTCCCCTACTGCAAAGTAGAACGCACACCAGGCTCCACTTGTGGCCCAGCTGGTGCATCTTACAAGGAGAAAATCCATGAGTGACTTTAGCCCTGAAACCCGCAATTCAGCCATCTGGTCTGGAGACTCTCGCAAGGTTGCCAACGGCAAAGCCAACGAGGTCATTTTGACCAAGCTCGGACAGATGCCCATTCCTGACCTCTCGCACATAGAGGCGGTCCAGATGGGCCACGTCATGGAACCCGTGATCGGCAGACTTGCCCAAGACAAGCTCAGAGTAGAGCTCACCAAGATTGAGGACTCCCTCACGCACAAAAAGGAACATTGGTTCAAATCACACTTTGACTTTGCGGGAAAAGAAAATGGAAAGACTATCCTTGTTGAATGCAAAAACTACAACGCAGCTGTGCGCAATAAGTTTGAGGTGGGAAATATCCCTTCTGCGGACTTGGCTCAATGTATCCACGAGGCAGCGGTCTTCGGTGTGGAGAAAGTGTATCTGGCGGTCCTATTTGGCGGTCAGGAGTTTCAACTTTTTCCTGTGGAAGTTACCGAGGAAATGAAACTTGACTTGATCAAGAAAATGGCTGAAGTCTGGGCAAGAGTGCAAACAAAAACACCTTTCCCCCCAGAAGACACAGAACAGGCCAAACTTTTGTTCCCCGTCAGTTCTGAAGACGTGAAAATGGCCTCACAAAGCGTTGAAATGGCTTGCCGTAGCCTAAGACACGTCAAAGAGCAAATCAAGACGCTAGAGGTCCAAGAAGAGGCTCTGCAAACCCTGATTCAGGGCTGGATGCAAGAGAAAGGTACTCTCACCAGTGTGGATGGTCAGGTTCTAGCCACATGGAAGTCAGCTAAAGGCGGGATGAAGTTTGATCCTAAGTTGTTTCAGTCAGCCATGCCAGACATTTATGAGCAGTTTGTCAGACCCATACCAGGCTCACGGAGGTTTTTAGTCAAATGATTAAAACTTATACAGTCCATGTTGAACCTGATGGCACTTGCTTTGCAACAAGCGGTGAGAGAGAAACGGAAGAAGATCGCATTTTTCAATTAAGGGCAAAAAAAATGACTTATGAGAAGATTGCACAAGAGTTGGGCATCATGCCTCACAAGGTACAAACCATTTGCAACGACCGTCATTTTCGTTTGTGCATTCAGTTAGCAAAAACATTTGATGAACTTGCAAAATTGAACTACCCCGCTAAAAAGACTGAAAAGAATTTAGAAATGCAACTAGGTTGGTCTGCAAGTGGCATTCAATTGATGAAGGAGGTGTTTTATGGACATAAAAATGATTGACTTTAATCCTTTAGAACACGCTCTGTTTACGCTTTTTAGAAGAAAAGACCCTAACACTTCTAAACAAGCAGCAGAAATCATTTTGCATAAACTCAACAAAATACAAGCACAGGTGTTGGATTTTGCACTTCATCAAAAGCATGGCTTTACTGATGAAAAAATGAATGAACACTTTAAAACCTACAAATCAACTTATAGGTCTAGACGCAGTGAGTTGGTCAAAAAGGGCTTGATCGTGGACTCAGGCAGAGTTGAAAACAAGATGACAGTTTGGGTCCTCAAGGAGTACGCCAATGACTAAAGATGAAATCATAGAGATGGCTAAACAAGCGGGATGGCAATATGCTCATGGTGAAAGTGGATATGAGGCTTTGTGGGCATTTGGAAAATTAGTAGCAGAAAAAGAACGTGAGGAGTGTGCAGAATTAATACCTCCGCAATATTTTCATTTTCGTGATTGGATACGAGCAAGGGGACAAGAATGATTTATACAACATTTAAACAGTGGGTCAAAGGACGATTTCTTGAAACAGGAGAGCCACGCAAAAAAGCATATTCAAAAGATGAATTTGCCTTGATAGAGATGGGTTGGGGATATGGGTATGACGCTGGTGTAATGGTAGAGCGTGAGCAATGTGCCCAGATTGCAGACGAATGGGTGCTTGCTTATCCTCACCCATCAAAAGTTATTGCTGAACTAATTCGAGTAAGGGGACAAGAATGAAAACTTTCCCTTTTCAACACAAGCATCCCACCACGGGCCTGACCACATCAGACGAGGGTATAGACCTCCGTTTGTGGGTTGCCGTGATGGTCACACAGGGCATAGCCCCTCATGCGATGGAGTTGTACGCAACTCCCCAGGAAATTGCAACCGCAGCGTTTGAACTGGCAGACGCAATCCTAACTGTTTATGAAGGAAAACAACCATGAGTAATTTAGTCCCCCTACAAGACATCCAACAAATGGCTGAAGTCGCAGCTGGTAGCAAGATGTTCGGTTTTAAGAACCCTCAAGAGGCCATGGCAATCATGTTGCTCTGCCAAGCTGAAGACTTGCACCCAGCCATAGCCATGCGTGATTATCACGTCATACAAGGCAGACCAGCTTTGAAAGCAGATGCAATGTTAGCCAGATTCCAGCAAGCTGGAGGTAGTGTTCAATGGAAGGAATATACAGATGAGACAGTCACGGGCTTATTTAGCCACCCGCAAGGAGGTTCTCTTGAGGTTACCTGGACCCTTGCCAAGGCCAAGGCCATCGGTATTGCAAGCAAGGATAACTGGAGGAATTACTCTCGTGCGATGCTACGGGCAAGATGCGTTTCTGAAGGCATCCGTTCGGTCTATCCTGGGTGTGTTGTCGGTGTCTACACGCCTGAAGAGGTACAGGATTTCACGCCTCCCAGACAAGATCAAGCCCCTGTACAACAGGCTGAGGTCCAGATCATCAAGGAGGTTGAGGCTGCAACGGAAGATGCGCCTTTTAAACTTTTTGTCCCAGGTCTAGATCAACCCCATTCTGCCTACTACACGCCAGAAGAGTGGATAGATGGCTACATCACCATTCTGAGCAAGATCGTCAACAGTGCAAAACTGGCTGTTGAGACAAAAGCAGCCAAATTGTCCTCCCTGTACGCTGAAAACATGGTCACCACTGCCCAGTTTAACAGCATGGACAAAATGAAGTTGAAAGCCAAGATTGCAGAGGCTGGAGTTGATCCAATCTCTCATGTTCCCGCCCCCCACGAAACCATTGACATTTAAGGAGTATCAACGTGGCATTTACACAAAAAACAAACTATCCAGAAACACCAGGCCGTGGTGTCATGTACTGGCAAGACGAGTCTCAGCGCAAACACGCTCAGTCTCCAGACTTTCAGGGCTTTCTGTTGCTCGAATGCGACTACAAAGCTGGTGAAAAGCTTTATATAGGCGCATGGCAAAAGCCTACTAGCCGAGGGAACAATCTGTTGTCGATCAAGGAAGACAATTGGCTTAAAAAGAAAAGAGAAGCTGAAAAAGGCATCGTAAAAGAGGTCACTCCTGGTTATGCCAAGAAGAAACCTGATTTTGATGATGACGTGCCCTTCTAATGGCAACCAAGAAAACATCACCCACACAGAGGTCGCTAGAATACTTGCGTGAGCAAGGCTATCTGGTGGCTATTGTTGAGCATTGGAACCCGTTTGCACGAATCAGGCAAGACCTGTGGGGTTGGTGTGATCTGTTAGCTATCAAAGAAGGTGAAGTTTTGGCAGTACAGGTTACTGCAAGTGCCGTATCTACCAGAATCAAGAAAATACAAGAAAGTGAGACTGTCTCATGGGTGAGGAAAGCCAATATCAGGATAGAAGTGCATGGCTGGAGAAAGTCATTAAAGACAGGGAAATATGTTCTCAGGATAGAGGATATCTCGTAGAACTGATCAACATGAGTTTGCAAGAACTCTGGGCACTGGCCTACAGTGAAGGATACAAGGACGGGATGTTAGCTCAGTTGGTAGAGCAGTAGACTTTTAATCTATTGGTCGTGGGTTCGAGTCCCGCACATCCCACCACACAACGCAGCGGATGCGAACTCTGGGGCAATCCCAGGAGTTAGGACAGGAGCTGGCATACCCCTGTATATCCGCAGTATGCCTTTTTCTAACTTAGAAAGGATACACATGACCAAAGAAGAAATCATTCCTTTGCTCATAGAAAATGAATATGTGCGAAATTACTTGTGGGAACGTGCTTTGATTGCTATTGATGACCCTTGTCCCAAAAGTCACCCACATGAAAACATGAGTGAGTATTGTCAACACAAAACAGAATTAGTTTTAATGATTAACAAATTGAAAGAGAAAAATCATGGCAAAGAAGAAAACTGAAATCGTAGAAGAGAAAGCACCTAGAAAAAAGAAGTCAGCCAACGTATTTGTGGCTACTCCTATGTATGGTGGTCAGTGTACGGGTTACTACACCCAATCCCTGATCACTTTAGGGCACACCCTACAACAAGCTGGGCATAACATGGGCTACTCTGCCATGTTTAACGAAAGTCTCATCCAGAGGGGTAGAAATGCCCTTGCACACCACTTTATGCAGAGAAAAGAGTTCTCACACTTGCTCTTTATTGACGCAGACATTAAATTCAATCCAGCGGACGTGATTCCAATGATTGAGGCCAACAAAGACATCATTTGTGGTATTTATCCCAAAAAAGAGATCAACTGGAATGGAGTTGCACAAGCAGCTGCTGACGGAGTGCCTGTAGATCAGTGGAAAAACCGCACAGGGTCACTTGTGATCAATTTGAAGAACTATGAGGGGGCTGTCACTGTACCTGTGAATAAGCCTGTGGAAATATGGAATGGTGGTACTGGATTTATGCTGATCAAGCGGTCTACTTTTGTGAAAATGCAAAAGGTAGTGGGTTCCTATCTCAACGATGTTGGGTTTATCGGTCAGGAAATGAACAGAGAGCGTATTACCGAGTATTTTGCGTGCGCCATAGAACCAGGCACAGAACGGTTGCTATCTGAAGACTATTTCTTCTGTTGGAAAGCCAGAGAGGCTGGACTCAAGGTCTGGGCAGCACCCTGGGCGCAATTGGGCCACTTTGGGACCTATTTGTTTGAAGGTGGACTCTTACCAGCCCCTTAACGCTTGACATCCAGTCTTTAGTGCGTGACAATGCAACTATGAATAATCGAAAACGCTTTGAACGAATATGCCATAGTTGCCAAAAGATTGAATTGGTTCGCTCAGACCAATTGCATCTTAGGTGCAAGTCTTGTCAAAACAAACAGGGTGCAAAAAATTTAGCCTTGTACGCTAAAGAAAACCCTGAAGCGGCTGGTAACGCATCAAGAAAACATGGCATGCACAACACTAGACTTTATCGTATTCATAAAAGCATGATGGAGAGATGCGGTCATACTGGAACAAGACACAAATGGGCTATGTATTACCAAGACCGTGGCATTAAAGTTTGCGATGAATGGCAAAAAAGAGAAGTATTTTTTGCTTGGGCATTAGACAATGGCTATTCTGACAATTTGGAATTAGACAGAATTGACAATGAAAAAGGCTATGAACCTAATAATTGTAGGTGGGTGACTCATTTGGTAAATATGAGAAACCGCAGAAAATCAACGACAGCCCCACCTGCGCCTAGCAGCTCGGCCTCGCTCTCCCTTCCAGTTGGAACTGCGGGCGCAAAATGAACGATGTCTTGCTCCTGACTTTTGCGGTGCTTTTAGGTTTGATCCTGTTGACCTGTTGTATTTTGCTCGTCCTTTGGCTGTCAGGCCTCCCCCTTTGGATACTGGGAGTTTTTCTCCTCGGCCTACTGATAAGTTGGGTTTATCTGACATAGATTTCTCCAAAAAGTGATTTTTCTTGGTGGCGGGGAGGCGAAATCCGTTTTGGGATTTTTTCTACCTATGCCATCAGGCTTTTAAAACACGCTCTGCTTGTTGCATAACCATAACACGTTGTTCTGCGCCAAACAAGCCTCCGTTGATGCGTTTGGTCAGTCCGTTGTAATCTTTTGCCTCTGCCAATTGATTGCATCCATGTGTGGCCCAAAACCACCCTCCAATAGCAGCTGCATCCTTGGGCTGACGAGCTAGATCAGGGTTGGATACCAGGTCTATCCCTAATGCCTGTCCAGCATGATAGAAGTTGTCATGCCCTGTGAGCTGACAAATTGCTGATCCTCTGAACCGCCATCCATCTCCTGATGCCTCATCCCTGTTGCCCATTCTGTTGGAATAGATGTGGTTGGCTATCTTTTCAGGCTGATGGGCATACTTCATGGCCTCTTCATGGCTGGGGAACCGCTTGGGCCACAGCTGCATGAGAGTCTCAGGTCGATAGTTCAGGTTTTCTTCTAAGCTCTTGAAATGATTGGACTCATAGCTAAACTGACCTATGAAACAAGCCTGTTCTTCTGGTGTGTCTATGTGCCAGCGTTCAAAGGTTTCATTGAGTGGGTCAACCCAGACATGATCTATGCCTAGCTGGTGTAACTGCTCTGCTGTAATCATTTCACACCCTCGTTAACCGTTTGCCTCACTTGGTTGTACTGGGCGATACAGGCGTTGAGGCTGACGATGGCTGCGTCTCCGTCTGCTGCGATGGAGACAATATCTTTAATAGCCTGTCTGTCAGATTGGGTTGCATTGGTTCCAGCGTCATTGGGGGTACTTGAATTGGCTTGTACGGAACAACTGGAGGGGAGGCGCAACTCGCCAGAGTCAATGCGAGCATTGATAGAAGTCTGCTTGGTCTTGATGTCATCTCTAGCCTTTCTGAGAGCAATTCCTGTTTGAGCCAATTTCTTGTTCAGCTCGTCTTCTTTTGCACGAGCCTCTGTATTAAGTCTGATAATTTCTGCTTGATCTTCAGCAACCCGTTCTTGATAGCCTTCATGATGTCCATAGAAATAAACTCCTAAAATGGCGCAAATTGCACCGATGATTAACCAAGGATTGAATAGACTAAACATTTCTGGTGCTCTCCCTGGCATGAGCCATTCTTAATCTTTCCTCCTCTGACTCCAAAACAGGCGGTGTTCTGGGTGGAGGAGGTGGAACCCAAGGTGTGTTCATAGAAGTCATCACACCAGCTGGTTGCATACTCATCATGGGATTCATGCCCATCATGGGTTGCATACCAGGCATCATGCCAGCACAGGGATTCATGTTCGGCAAGGGCATCATTGCTCTAGCCCCCATGACCACCGCTAAGACGCTGAAAATAGACGTGGCAATGATCTTGAGAAGATCATGCGTGAGCTTGTCATTGGGAGCCATGTCTTTCATAGGCTGTTCTACGGCAACAACTCCGTAGACAAAGAAACCCACGATGAAAAGCAAAATGATACAGAAAGTGATCATGATGCAGAATTTAGAGAAGGCATCCATCAAACGGACTATGCCGTTGACTTCCTCTTCTTTAAGGTTTTTTAGGCTTGTAAGCATCTGTTAGCATCCAAGGACAAGTTTGACTGACTTCACAAAGAGGAGGCTTACAGTCCTCATCTTCCCAATGTGCTGGGTCTTGACAGTGATAGCGATACTGATTGTCACATCCAGCCAACAATATCATCAAAACAAGGCAAGCATATTTCACTTTTCTAACCTTTTCAAAGTCTTATCCACCCTGATTTCCATCTGTCTAACATCAACATACATCCAAGCCATGAGAGGAAGAAAGACAAGAACAATGACGAGAAGAATGGCAATCAGTAAGAAGGCGAGTGAGTCAGACTTATGATCATTCCCCACGTCCACAGAATTATCAGCAGAGTAATTACTAAAACCACCACTCGATTTTGAATTAGGTCTGCCTTTTGATCCCGTTGCCATTTTGCTCTCCGTTGTCTCAGCAGTTCTTCCCTCCTGGCTAGTGCCTGTTGATTAGCAATGTGACCTATCGTCTGGTTCACTCTGCTGTATAAATCTTTCATCTCAGCGGGCACATGGTAAACCATGTAATCACTCAACTCTTGATTCAACTTCTCCATTTGCAAGTTAGCAATCACCAACTTTATGGCAATATCTTGCCCCTCTTCATTACCCACATGAAGAGCCAATTCTTCCTGTTCTTTAACGTAATTCTTCAAGCCGTTGTAAGCCTGAAAGAACTTGGTTAAAGCATCTGCCACTTGTGAATAGATGAGGTTTTCATCAAACTCAGGTGGCGGTTGTTTCTTCTTTTTCTTGGGCTTTTCAACAGGCTTGGGAGTCTCTTCTTCTTTCTTCCCACCAAACAGTTTCCCAAAAAAAGCAAAGATGCCCTTGGCATCCTTGTGAACTCCCTTTACATCTTTAGCAACGCCTTCAACTTCATGAACAACGTCCATGACCATTTGTCGGCCTTCTTTGTACATCTCGCATGATTCTTTGATGAGCTTAAAAGCTCCCGATGCAAGGGCAACAAGAGTGAAGGGGTCAATTTATTAACTCCTAGAAACCTTCGCCAGGCGTTACATAAACACTTGCATTAGCAGCGTCACCAATCACCTTACAATAAACATTTGCAGTTGGCCCAACTTGCACTCCAGTAATTACTTTATAAGCATACGGTGGCAAGCTAATAACATAATCAGGACCCGTATCAGGCAGTTGAATTGTCATAGAACTGTTTGCAGAAATCTTTACATATACAGCACTATTAACATCTGAATTAGACAAATAATATTGTTGGCATGGGCTGTCTGCTGTAATGGTAAAAACATTAGACGCAGTATTGGCTGATCCAACAACGGCAACTTTTACCGTTTTCCCCATTTGTTGAAAAGCAATATTATTAGCCATTAGTACACCTTCTTACCGCCACCAGATGTAGGCGATTGTTTTGTGTTGTAACTAGGAGTGCCAGAAAAGTCAAACACAGCTCTAAAGCCACCTTTAGGCAATGTGCCTGGCTGCCATCTGTTCATGTCAACAGAGCCATCTCTGGGCAACTGAGGACGAGTAGACTTGGCGATTTGTTGATTTACCTCGTGTGGCCTCTGGTGATCAGAATTAGCCATGTGACTATTTTCATAGTCAGCTTTAGGATTCATCGGATTCTTGTTGCGGTTGCTGCTTGGCATTACTTCTCTCCTTGGTTTTTACCACTAGGTATGCGAATAGTACGAATATAGCTAATGTTGCTACTCTTGTCCAATCTCCCGCCCACAAAGTGTAAGCAGTTAAACCGCAGCTCATCAACAACGCTATGATCGTGATTAAACGGTCTGAGATGACGCTCAAGGCTAGACGAATTAAAGATACTGAGTCCATGTTGTTTCCTTCTGTTGAAAGTCAACATCATATCACTCATCTTTATCATCGTCTAATCCCATAAACCCACTACCCCACTCATCATCTTGCATTTTCATCTTAATAGCCTCAAGTTTCAATGCCCGATCTATTACTTTAGTTTTATCATTGATGGTGGCAGTCTCATCTACCATCACATCTCTGAGCATCTTAGCAATAGCATTCTCAAGTTCTGGGTTCAGGCCCTTTTCTTTCTTCTTGCTCATCGCTTGGCCTTACGCTTGTCTTTTTTGGACTTTCTAGCCGTTGACAAAGCAATAGCAATAATTTGTTTGCGGGGACGGCCCCCTTCTTTTGTAAGTTTGCTGATGTTCTTTGAAATCGTTTCACGACTTGTACCTTTTTTCAATGGCATAGTGATCTCCTATAAACCTAATGATTGAGCTAAAGGCTTTCCAAATGTATAGCCTAATGTAGATGCAACAGTTCCATAACCCAAACCTTTTAAGATGTTTTGTCTTGTTTGAGCCGTAGATGCTTTTTGTGCAAACTGTTGTACTTCACCGTTAATACCAGCTTCTTTTAGCCAAGGTACGTTTTTGGCATTTGATGCAAATTCTTTGATTTGAGCTGGCGTTTTACCAGAAAGCAAAGATGCCACATATTCTTTGCCCAAATTAGCAACTTGAGTTGGGTCTTGCGTAACTTCTTTTAATTGACGAACACCGTTTACATCACTAAAAAATGTTGGACCAAAATCTTCTGGTGACTTGACCAATGCTTTAGGATCAAACTTTTCACCTTTTAATGCACCAGACATCAATTGTGTTTTAAATGGCTGTAACTTTGCAGACGCAGCTTTGTATGCCTCGTCAGCAGCTTTATATTCTGGATTCCATTCGTATAAAGCATTTTCCAACTTCTTAATCAAATCTCGTTTGTAGTCAGCTTGTAACCCAGCATAAGCCTCATAAGGCTTACCTTTAGCATCTACATCTCTAAGAAACCTAAGTTCTTCTACAACAGCCTGAATGTCTTTTTCTTTGGTTTCACTAGGCAACTTCTTGGTCAACTTGCTAGTAACCAATCCCTTGCCAACAGGAGCTGTTCCACCACCTGTTGTAGTGCCTTTCAAAGCATTTATAAGTCTATCAATGCCTTTAACTTTTTCCTCTCCAACGCCAAACTTTTCTCTGCCAGCAATAACATTTTTGTCATTCTCTAACTGAGCTATAAGATTTTTACCAGCTTTAGATGTGATAAATGGTTCGCCTTTGGCTTGAGCTTGTCTGGCAGCAGTGAACGCATCGTTGTATTTTTGTTCAGCCTCTGCTCGTCTAGCTTGATAAAGTTTTTCTGCTTTGTCTTGAATTAGTTTAAAACCTTTTTCACCAACAACATCCAAGCCTTCTGCTGGAGCAATAGGTTTAGGCGCTCGTAAACTTTCAGCAAGATCACCCGCTTTGGTAACACCAAACTTACCTAAAGAATACAAACTTGGAGCAGCAGCTGCAACATCTGGAGCCAATGCACCAGCGGTAGATGCAATAGGCATCTGACGCTTTTCTTCTGCACGTTGTTCAGGCGTAAATCCAGTTGCCTCTTTGACGGGTTTAGGTATAGCTTTCCCAGCTTTTTCACCCAAATACTCACCACCCAAATATCCAGCAAGACCACCACCTAAACCGCCAACAACAGTACCAATAGGTCCTAACATAGAACCCAAGGCAGCACCAGCCTCTGCCCCAGCATAACCGCCAAGCGCACCAGGTGTAGACTCTAGGGCAGACTTGCCAAACGCTTTAGCCTCTTGACCAAGCGTGGGTTCTTCAACGGTCTTGATTCTTTCCGTTGCCCAGGTGGGAGCATCTTTTTTTGCCCAATCAGGTGTAGTGTCAGCCATTATGGTTCTACTCCAAAATGTTGAACAAACTTAGCCCTGTCTTCAGGATGTGCTCTTACCCAATCTATATCAGCTTGGGTAGGCGTAGGTTTCTGAGTAGGTGCAGCAGAAGTAGCGGAGTCACCTTCAGTTTGACTGTTCATGAATTTACCAAAAGACATCAAATTGTCTTTGGTAATATGAGTTGGACTGAAAGTATTGGCTGCTTTTGCGTACTCAGTCTCTTGTTCGTTCATCAGGTTTTTGAAACCTTCAGTGCTAAATTGATCTTGTTGCAACAAGTCATTAAAGCGTTTTTGGAACTGAACAGTAAAGCCTTTAGCTCCACCAGCAATAGACCTCTCGTACTTAACAAGGTAAGCAGCATAACGTTTAGCAAAAACAAGGTCTGGTTGACTGCTATCTGGCGGTTCAATACCTTTGCGGAAAGAATCAACATATCTTTCAATGGTCCTGTTAATTTGACCACTTCTACCAATAACATCTCTATGTTGATCAACGTAGTTTTTAAGTGATTCAGATTCACCAGCAGCAGAGGCAATATCAGTGACTTCTTTGGCCTCTTTAGGCAACAAATTAGCACCTGTGAACTGTTTAACGGCATTGACCGTATCTGTTTGCAACTTGCTAGATTGCAATCCAATACGCTGTTGTTCCATGCCCAGACGTTGCTGTTCCATAGCAAGCCTTTGCTGACCTTGCTGCTCTATGACTTTCTCATGAGCCAGACGTTCAGCAGATTGTCTGAGTCTTTCGTCAGCCAAGTCCTTCTTATCTTTCATCTCTTTGATAGTTTTTATCTTGTCGAAAGCATACGCTGGACCATACTTTTCAAGAGAGTCTTTTAAGAAATTAGCATTATGTTCGGCAATGGCTGTGCGTATTTCAGCAAGTCCAGCATCTCTGTTGGTTGCATAAAGTTGAACACCATCTTGAATCTTCTTGTAAAGACTATCAATGGTTTTATCTAAAGCCTTTACGTTTTCATCATAAATGTCTTTTTCTTTCTTGTATTGATCAGCCAAACCCTTTTGGTGACCCTCAAGCATACCGTTCATGGCAGACATTGCAGCTTGTGCATTGCCTTTAGACTTGCCACCAATCATGAATCCCAACAAGTTAGTTAGGGTAAACATCAATCCTAAGTCTTTGACATTCTCTTGCGTGGGCACAAACTTAACACGGTCACGTTCTTGAATCTTCTCTTCAAGCATGGCACGAGCTGGGTCTTCAGCAATAGATTTGGCATATTCTTTTGTTGTCTTTTCTTCACCCCTAGCCAACATCTCTTTTGACGTTAACTCTTCTTGCGCACGAGCTTTTTCAAGCTCACCTTTAGACTCGGCAGCTTTAATCAACTCTTGATCAACATCAACAGGAGGTGTTGTTTTTGGTTTGGATGGAGCAAGGTCTTGTGGTGCAAAAGCCCCAAAAGTACCTGATCCTAATTGACCTAATGTTGTTGTCATTATTGGTTACCTCCCGATGGTGTTGGAGTCGTAGTCGTAGGCGCAGTGCCAGGCAATAAGGTTCTAGCAATGTTCATGGCGTAGTTGTTGGTCAGCTGGTTAACATACTGATCAGCTTGGACGCCAGCTTGGATAGCGCCTTGAGCAATCTTGTCACCCACAGATTGCAACTGTAGACCCAAATTAAGTTGGCTAGTAAGCAACTGTTGAGCCAATGCGTTGATTTGGTTTTGTGCTTGCATAGCACCAACACCACCTCTGGTAGCTACATTTTGAGCAGCTTGTGCCTGTGCAGCTTGTAAGATTTGTTGGTTAGCGGGAGTCAACTCACCTCGTTGAGCAGAAGCCAATAACTGTTGACCTTGCTGTTGAT